GTGGAACCCATTGTGGAACCCATTGTGGAACCCATTGTGGAACCCATTGTGGAACCCATTGTGGAACCCATTGTGGAACCCATTGTGGAACCCATTGTGGAAGTCGCGGAGATCCACACCATAAAACCAACTCAAGTAGTAACCGCTCCGACCCCCACAGCTGGGATGCTACCTGATGATTTCGATTGGAAGACATATTTAGATATTAATCCGGATGTAGCGCGCGTATTTCATACAAAGGGGGAGGCAATTCGACATTATTTACATTCAGGTATTCGCGAAATGCGCCGGTATAAGTACGTGCATATCCCGTCAGATTTTGATTGGGAAGTCTATATTGAATTAAATCCAGATATAAAGGCGGTCATACGCGATAAACTCGGCGCGCTACATCATTTTGACCGAAATGGTTACAAAGAAAAACGAGTCTATAAATTTTCCAACATTCCCGCTGATTTTGACTGGGAATTTTATTTAGCGTTGAATCCAGATATCAGGCAAGTATTTTCGACACGTATTGCCGCATTGAAGCATTATCATCATTATGGCCACAAAGAAAATCGTAGATACAATTTAATACATCTTCCCGCAGATTTTGATTGCAATACATACCTCGCATTAAATCAAGATATTCCATGCCGTTTTTTACACACAGAGAACTCAATTAAGATGCATTATGAAATGTACGGGCGTATTGCCGGTAGAAAATACAAGATAAATCGAGCAAATGTTCCGGATAATTTCAATTGGAAAATATACAAGGAATTGAATCAGACGATTACATTGAATACAGAATTGGATGCGATTATTCATTATAACAGTATCGGATTTTACAAGCAACTACCGTACCAGTTCGATAGTTGTATCACAAATGGTCCGACCAATCGTATAGCACCCGATTTCATAAAACACCCCTTTTTATTTCACAAGTATTTGTTGAATATCGCACATAAGGACGCACCCATTACATATAATATTGAGCAAACTACCCGTGTTTCTACACGAAATCGGTTTGTGACGCACTTGCATTGCTATGATATTGATAAATTCGACACGTTTTATGAAGGTTGTATGGAAAATTTGATTGAATGCTCGGATATAATTGTGACTTATTCAGTTGGTACAACACTCCCAAATGATAACCGAGTTACTGTATTAAAATTCGCAAATAGAGGCATGGATATTGGGGCAAAATATATGGCTGTCCGGTATTTGAAAGACACAAATCATCCTTACACGCATATATTATTTTTACATTCAAAGACGGATGAACATACACGCAAGTTATATTGGACACCACTTTTGACGAATTTGCAATTTATGCAGGAATCCGTTTTAACGCATCCTGAAATTGGAATATATGTCCCTCCGTTAATTTACATGGGTGATTATAATCATTGTTTATATACTCATCATATGGCCGACCCACATAAAATTCATCCTCAATGGAATCCAGGCAATGTATGGTATATGAGTGATATAGACAATTACATGGGCTTCAATCAACACAACAAGTTTTTTCCGGAAGGAAACTGTTTTTTCGCCAATAAACATGTTGCTGAGAGTTTGTATTCCGATGTGATCTTATATAATATATTAAACACAGTTGAGACGTTTGATGCAGTTTGGATAAAGGCGTGGTATGGAGATATACATAATCGAACGGTTGGTACAAATATTTATGAAATATATGACTTTTATATAACAAACCGAGACATATTGCACCTTCACCCAAATAATATTAAAATGGGGCATATGGGTTATCGCGATAATATGATCGAACATTGTTATGAGCGCACTGTATTTAAAATGGTTGAGACATTGGGCTACGATGTGTATATACTTCCGCCGATTGGTACAAAAACGCCGTCTGATGCACATACGAAATTCAATACATTATTAAATCGGTTTTTTAAAACAAAACAATTAGAATAGAATTTATTCTATATTATTTGACTAATAACAAATATAAAGGGGTCGCACCACATATGTGTGGGTCACCGAATTTAGCTCAGTGGTAGAGCATTTGACTGTAGTTGTATTATTGATATCAAAGGGCCGCCTGTTCGATCCAGGCAATTCGGAAATTAGTGTAATACCCGCGTTCAATTGAACTTTAAATTTCATTTGAACAGTTTTCCATGAAGAACAATAACGTAATTCCGTAAATGGTTTATATCCACATAAAATGGTCTTTCATATACAGCATACCAAAGTTATAGACATGCACGAAATTGTTGAAATAGTATATGATATTCCCTCCACCTTGAATTTGTTTCGATTGATAAAGACTATACCCTTTCCCAATATATCCGAGTTGCCCCTTATCAATGTATTGAAATGTGCGTTTTCCAGCAAGACCATTATTAAACTCACGCGCTAAAAAACGTCCCTGTTGATACGCAACTTGTGCAGTTGGTGGATGGCCACTAACCGCGCAATCGCCCATAGCATATATATTGGAAGAGTTTTGCACTTGTAAATTCGAACCGACGGGTATTCCTCGCGGATTCTCTAAATTCAATCTCTGGTTCATTTTTTGTGTAAATGATGTGGATTTGATCCCACCACACCAAATAGCCAAATCGAATGGTATGGATGGTTTATCCTTGATGTCTATTTGTTTTTCTTGGACTTTCGATACCGCACTCTTGAAATACATGGTCACGTTCTCCTTTTCCCATAAATCAATGGCCTTTTTTGAGAGTTTGGCGTCAAACATGGGTAGAGGACGTTCCATCGCGTCGATTGCGACAACCTTGAATTTTCTATAATCCAACAACGTACCGACCAATTCGCTGCCGGTTAAGCCACATCCAATGACTGCGACAGTCGCATTGCGTGGTAATTTCGCCAAGCGCTCACTTATTATTTTACTGTGATCCAATGTTTTCAAAAACAGGGCGTGGTCTTGGACGCCCGGAATCCCAAATGTATTCACATCTGCGCCGTGTGCGAATATGAGATATTCATATTGCTGTGGTGTAGGACTTTTCTTCGCAGAAGCCCCCTGATGCCGGCCACTGTCTTCAGTCCATAATAACTGTTTTGCAAAATCAACATCTTGGAGTTTTGCCCTATGAAAAATAATATGTTTATTTAGGGATTTGCAATGAATTGTAATATTGTAATTTTTCCGCACATTTTGCGCTAAATATGGTGTATAAACAAATTCGTCTTTATCTGAAATCACATGCACATCATAACGCGTGGTATCGATTTCTTGCAGGAACCCAATTGATGCCCATCCAAACCCAATGATAGTTATTTTCGGTGTCGTCTTGGACATTTTCTTTGAATAATGTACAAACCGGTTGTACCATATACGCACATTTTAATGAGTTTAACTTATGGCACGTCTGGATTTAGAACGCATCATAGCAAAATAGAGGCCATGTCTGAAAAAATAGGCACCGCCATGGCTATGGCGGTTATCATTGATCGCAAATCCTTTGGAATTATGATTACTGCATCACATAATCACCACGAAGACAATGGAATTAAGGTGCTGGACGAGCACGGTCATATGATTGGCCGCGAACTGGAAGACTTTATAGTTAAGCAAGTATGTGGTTCAGATATGCATGCATATAAATGTTCGGATATTATGAAAAACATATTATATGAGTCGAATATTGTATTACAAATAGGATATGATTCGAGAAAAAGCAGTCCATATATTTGCGAATTGATTGTAAAAGGGGTACGAATGGTTCATCCCCAATTTCCAATTGTGATTACCCCGTATATAACGACTCCGCATTTGCATTTTATATTTTCGGATCAGGGTCGCAAAATAAGTTATGTTGAATATCTTCAAAATGTGGCTTCTTTAGTGAATTTTCCGTGTATCTTGGACTGTGCGAATGGAATTGGTTCTAAAGTAATGATTGAAATTAAAGAGTCGATACCGCAATCGCCCCTAACTCTGATTAATACGAACTGGGAACAACACGCGTTACTCAATCACAACTGTAGTTCCGATTTTGTATGTACGTATAAAGAATTGCCGCATCCTCACGAACCCGCGGCTTACACAAATCAAATTTTACGCGCATCCTTAGATGGGGATGCAGACCGCGTTGTGTTTTATTATACAGAGATGAATGCCCTGCATATTTTGAACGGGGATTATATTGCTGCACTTATCCTTACCTATTTATCAAAAACGTTGTCCAAACCGGAAGATGACTATAAGGAGTCAATTGCTTCGCAAGAAGCGAACTGCAGCCAGCAAATTGGGGAAGGTGTTCAATCCGAAGACCCCCCCTGTCTCACGATTGGATTTGTTTATACAGGATACACAAATTCCGCATGTGTAGAATATGTAAAATCGCTCCCATTTCCACCATACGTGTGCGTTTCGTGTGTATGCACCGCAACTGGCGTTAAACATTTGCACGCGGAGGCCGAAAAATACGACGTGGGTGTGTATTTTGAACAAAACGGGCATGGTAATGTATTATTTCATAAAAACCATCCACAGTTGACGAATATAGGTTGTTTTTTTCATCCTAATATCGGAGACGGCGTACTCGATTTGTTCGCCACGCTATATATTTTGCAAGTATTAAACATGACTGTCCAAGATTGGAAAAAATTATACAATGAAAAACATACCAAAATGAGTAAAATCGAGGTACAAGACAAGAACATTTTTATATGTAATGCAAATGAATTGGAATTGATCGAGCCCGCATATGTCCAAGATTATATTGAACGACTATGTTCGTCCCAGCAGAGGCCTTGTCGAGCATTTGTTCGCGCTTCTGGTACGGAAAATGTTGTCCGCCTGTTTGTGGAAAGCGAAAATTCGGGTATTATGGAACTCGTCCATTGGAAAATCACATCGTATATCAACCAAAAAATGGCCGATGCGATATTTCATATAAAAAACACTTCGTTTTCTCTCCGCGCGCTGCGTCTCCAGGATTTAGGAGATAGCTACTTTACACTTCTTGGACAATTGAGCGTGATGGACATAGAAAAGATGGACGCCGACCAGTCAGCAAAGTTATTTCGGCGTTTTGGAGATCATCACCAAATCCACGTTTTGGAAGAAAAAGAGAGCGGTTTAATTGTCGGTACCGGAACCTTGTTTATTGAAGATAAATTCCTTCGCAATTACGGCAAAGTCGGACATATAGAAGACATTGTCGTACATTCGGATTATCGAGGGTATGGTCTAGGCAAAATAATGATTGAACATTTGACGAAACAGGCAAAAATGGCGGGCTGCTATAAATGCATATTGGACTGTTCCGACGATAACGTGGGGTTTTATGAGAAATGTGGATATGTGAAAAAAGGGGCCCAAATGGGGGCGTATTTTTAATGGTGATTACACAACTCTTCCAATTGTTCCTTGGTATTGACCCCGGCAATCTCAATATTTTGCTCCACCGGAAGATGATACATAGCCACTGTTAAACGCTCTTTTTGACGAATGATTTCGAAAATATCCGTCAAATAATACTCCTCTTGTGCATTATCATTTGTAATCAATGGGAGGTAATCGCACAAGAGGCCGACGCGGAAAGCATAAATTCCGGCATTGATCACGCGAATTGTTCGCTGTGCGTCATTGCAATCCTTCTCTTCAACGATTTTTACGAAATTCCCCATTTCATCACATACAATACGTCCATAACCTTTAGGCGTTTCTATTGTCGAAGTCATCAAAGTAACTGGCGAATCTTGTTCCATCATTGATTGAATGGTTTTCGATTTTAGCAGCGGAACGTCACCCGATAGAATGACTATTTTATCATCTGGCGACTGTCCAAGAAAATAGGGACGAGCGCATTGAATTGCGTGACCAGTTCCGAGCGCCTCTGGCTGTTTTACAAAACATATTTGGGAAATATCCATATATCGAGACAAGGTTTCGCGAATAATCGGTTCGTATTTACCGACCACAATATAAATCATTTTGGGGTTTAATTTGAGTGCGCTTTCCAATACATGAACCAGCATGGGTTTTTCATGCAAACAATGGAGGACTTTCGGTACATCAGACTGCATACGCTTTCCCAGCCCACCTGCTAAAATAATCACGGACAAACTCGTCATGCTCGATTTGTTATAATATACCAAGAGAATAGATTGCGATGTTATCTGCCGAAGAAAAATGCAAAAATTTCGACTATGAATTTTATTTAAAAACTTATACCGATTTGGTAAAGGCGGGTATTACAACAAAAGAATCGGCATATTCGCATTATAAACATCATGGATTGAAAGAAGGGCGAACTGGGTCTTTATATGAGATGAGATACAGCATGAATATAAATAAGGAATTGGCTGCGAAACAATGCGATGCATTTCGCCCACGATTAGTTGGCGGTCAGGCGAATTTGATAAATATATTGGTTCGAACAAGTAATCGCCCCCATTCTTTTGCACTCTGCATAAAGAGTATATTCGAACAATCTTATCAAAATTTTCACGTATATATATGTTATGATAAAATAGAATCATTGGATTATTTAGAACAATACGACGGCAATTCTCAAATCACTTGCTTTCCTGTATATGTGAAGAGCGACGAAAAATATAAATTTAACCTGTATTGCAATAAATTGATGGATAAAGTCCAAGATGGTTACATTCTGTTCTTGGACGATGACGATAAATTAATGCACCATCATGTGTTGGCTATGCTAAATGAAGAATTTTATCAAAGCCCTGTACATGATAAGGTGGGGCATGTCGTAGTACCCAAGGTTGTGATTGGGCAATTTATGCGGCCAGACAAGTTGATTTATCCGGCGGATGTTAAAAAAGACATTATCCTGGGAGAAATCACTGTTTCCTCTGTATGTTTTCATCATTCATTAAAACACACCGCACGGTGGGGTAATAAACAATGTGGTGACTATCATTTTTTTAGCAAATTAATAAATCCGGTGGTGCGTTCAAATATTAAGCAATGTTCTATGATAATCGCATCCACGCAATTCGATGATAAAATTGGTCACTATGGCGAAAATGAAGTTTAGACAGATAATATTATACGCTTATAATATACAATATGTGCGGTATTTGTGGATATATCGGAAATAAACACGCATTTCGTCAAATATTTAAGGGTTTAGAGCAATTGCAAAATCGTGGATATGATTCGGCGGGAATTTCGGTGATAACAGATAGCGAAATCAAAACACACAAATATGCGAGTACAGATCGATCAAGTGCGTTGGTAAAATTATCTGAATTTCAAAAAGTTTATGAAGATAGTCATATAGGAATCGGCCACACACGTTGGGCCACACATGGTGCGAAAACGGACACGAATTCACATCCCCATTTATCTTACAATGGACTATTTTCTTTGGTTCATAACGGCATCATCGAAAATTTCCAAGAAATTAAGGCGTTCCTACTGGAACATGATATTCACATGATTTCTCAAACGGATACGGAAGTGATTGTGAATTTGATTGCATATTACTTTGATGAGTGCGGCGATGTAATTCATGCAATGAAGCAAGCAACAGATAAATTGACGGGCACTTGGGGAATTTCGGTATTGTGCAAAAATGAACCGAATAAATTGTATTGCACGCGCCACGGTAGTCCGCTATTAGTTGGCGTTGATGGGGAAAATGCGATGGTTACAAGCGAGCAAAGCGGGTTTTGCAATCAATTCGGCAAATATATTGTGCTGAATAATCATGATATATGTGTTTTAACGCAAAATCTGGAAACCAAACAGATTGAAGTTAATACACGAGACCGTTATAATGCAAAGGCCGCATTAAATGTGAATGGTGCTCTCACACCCGATCCATATCCACATTGGACAATCAAGGAAATCAATGAGCAAATTGACTCATCGCTACGTGCGATTAGCTTAGGCGGCCGCCTCTTGTCTAACAATCAAGTGAAATTGGGAGGTCTTGATGAGAAACAGCAAGAATTAAAGGAGTTGGACAATATGATTTTGTTAGGATGTGGAACATCGTATCATGCGGGCATGATTGGCGTCCAGTATTTGAAAGAAATTGGCGATTTTAACAGCGTTCAGCTATTTGACGGTGCTGAGTTTTGTGCGGCCGATATTCCAAAAAACGGAAAAATCGGGCTCCTATTACTATCTCAATCGGGCGAAACCAAGGATTTGCATCGCTGCATCGAAATTGCGCGCGAGCATGAACTCTTTATGATTGGTGTGGTAAATGTAGTCGATTCCCTGATTGCACGTGAAGTACATTGTGGGTGCTATTTGAACGCAGGTCGTGAAGTTGCGGTTGCGAGCACCAAGGCATATACTTCCCAGGTAATTGTTTTGTCTATGATTGCTGTTTGGTTTGCCCAGGTGAAGGGAATTCATGCATTGAAACGTGACCGTATGTTGAAGGATTTGCGCGCGCTCTATAATGATATTGGGATAACCATTCAATCTACAGAGAAGCAAATTCGCGATGATATTGTGCCTTTATTTAAGGCCAAGAAGAGCTGTTTTCTTCTGGGCAAAGGAAAATGCGAGAGCATAGCACGTGAAGGGGCATTGAAAATCAAGGAAATCTCGTATATTCACGCGGAAGGATATTCTACAAGCAGTTTGAAACATGGACCTTTTGCACTTTTAGAACCGGAGTTTCCCGTGGTATTAATCGCACCTGAAGATGAACATTACGCAAAATCAATGAATGCATATGCGGAGATACGCTCACGACATGCAACAGTGATTATGATCACCGACAAGGTATGTTGTGACAAACCAAATTGTGTGGTAATTCCGTTTAATCGAACCTACCGCGAATTGCTGTCTATTATCCCTTTGCAACTCTTGTCGTATGAATTGTCTCTGTCTAGAGGATTGAATCCGGATATGCCGCGTAATTTAGCAAAGGTCGTTACAGTAGAATAGGTTAAGTTGCCCAAATATTATGATAAGGCGGGATCCTTATCATAATAAGAACGGATATTGCTGCGCAAATGATCGCCCCCTTTAATGGGTTCCTATTACACATTATTATTTTCGTAGTATAAGACATAGACAAATTTCACAATGATTTCAGTAATTGGTTTAGGATTCGTCGGCGGTTCTATGAAAAAGAGCTTTGAAATGAAAGGTGCGTTCGTGAAAGGGTATGATAAATACAAAGAAGGAACCGACAGTTTTACAGATTGTTTAGACAGTAAAATTGCCTTTTTAGCTCTTCCGACAATTTTCGACGAAGATAAAATGTCTTACGATCTATCTTGCATTCATGAAGTGTGTGGAGATCTGGTAAAACATGATTACAAGGGACTCGTTGTAATAAAGAGTACCGTTGAACCAATGACTACCGAAGGCCTGTGTAAAACATATCCCACATTGAAACTGATTCACAACCCAGAGTTTTTAACCGCGGCAACTGCATTCCACGATTTCCATAATCAAAAACACATTGTATTGGGTAAAGGGGCAAATGTTACCGAGGCAGAAGTCGATATTTTAGAAGAATTTTATCACAAATATTATCCCGATGCCGAAATTTCGCGCAGTACATGTACCGAGTCCGAGTCCATGAAAAGTTTCGTAAATTGCTTTTATTCTGTAAAAATCCAGTTTTTCAACGAGCTGTATTTGCTGTGTGAAAAAATGGGTTGCGATTACAATACAGTAAAAAATTTAATGCTGAAGAACAAGTGGATTAATCCTATGCATACGAACGTGCCTGGTTCAGATGGGAAATTAAGTTACGGCGGATATTGCTTTCCCAAGGATACAAATGCTTTATTGAATCATATGCGGCGTGAGGGAACGCACTGCAAGGTTTTGGAGGCGACTGTATTGGAGCGCAATATGATGCGTAACGATAACGTTAATGTGAAACTGAAGGATAATACAGAATTCAAGGCGGGGTTCGATTAGGGGAACCATTGGTTCCCCTATGACCCCTCCTTGTATGTGCTATATATCGGGGGACCAATGGTTCCCATATATTCCCTCGGAATGGGACTTATGCACGGATAACAAGAGGGGTGCTTTGCAAAGAACTCGGGTCCCCTTTATCTACTATGTATTGAATCACATCTTCCACCGTTTCCCATTTTAGTCCATAATCTGATTGATTATGAACTACCGGAATTCCCATGGCCTCACATTCTTGGACACTATTCGCATTTCCGTCACGCGAAGTCAATCGCAATACAATAAAACATTGTTTATAGATCGCGGGCATGGATTCATATGAAACGCATGTTTGATTACTCAAAATATAATGGTACTGGGGTAGGCGTTTCATTACTGCTTCATATATTGATTTCCCATATATGTGCTCTCTACCGGGTGTTTGTCCATTAAAAATGTAAATGGATCTCCCCAATTCTGATTTCAATCCAGGATAAAACAAGGATTTATCAACCAGGTTGAAATCAACATAAATGGGGCTGAACTTTTGTTCAGAAAGACGATGATACAAACACTTGCTAATGGCTAAATGAACAACATTGTGTAAAACCGCAACCTCTCGCAGTGTTGCGTTTGCTTGGCCGTTCGCGGGGTTCGCGTCTTCGCCTCCCCAGATAATATATCTCAAACCCTTGTGTGTATCGAGAATTGTTAAATCGTTATCGTCATATACACCAAAAAATACACACGGTTCGTCGAATGAATGCAATGGCTGTAAATCAAAATGCTTCATGAACCGTGAATTTAGACTCTGTAACCCATTCGACACATAACCCTGTTTTACATGTCCAAGAATTTGTGAAATCGGAAGCTGTTGTACAATAGAGGACGGTTTAATGATCGAGTGTGTTCGACGTCCTTCATTATATCCATTTGTCGCATAATGATGAATTGCTTGTTGCTCTGTGGTAATACCGGCATTTCGCAAGTCGGCGTAGCATGAAATGTAAAACTTCCAGTCAAATTTAGGATATTTTTTATAAAATTTGGACATACTGTTTATACATATGGATACAGAAATATGTATTGAAATCCAAACACTGCGTACATCCGGCAAATTAAAAATACGATATCATTCTAAATGAACACAACTGGTTTGCGCGTCTTAGTTACCGGGGGAGCTGGTTTTATTGGATCCAATATCGTAGAAACTCTGTTAAAACAGGGCGTGAAGCATATCCGCATTTTAGACAATTTGGTTAGCGGTAAAATGGAAAATATCCAGTTTTTATTGGATAAATTTGAAAATGTCGAATTTATGTACGGGGATATTTCGAATTTAGACACTTGTCGAAAAGCGGTAAAAGACATAGACGTCATCACGAATCAAGCCGCATTAGGTTCCGTACCAAGGTCGGTTGTTGATCCGTTATCGAGCCATATAGCCAACGTCAATGGATTTTTAAATGTGTTAATTGCCGCAAAGGAAGCGGGTATTAAGCGTGTTGTATATGCATCGTCGTCAAGTGTGTATGGAGACCACCCCGTTTTGCCCAAAGTAGAGGAAAATACCGGAAACGTGTTATCACCCTATGCGGCAACAAAGGCGATTGATGAAATATACGCAAGTGTATTTACGCGGTGTTATGGTATGGAATGCATCGGACTTCGGTATTTCAATATTTTCGGTCCAAGACAAGACCCAAATGGCGCATATGCTGCGGTAATTCCCAAATTCATTAGCTTAATGAAATCGGGAAAGCGACCAACCATTAATGGAGACGGCTCATTTTCGCGCGATTTTACTTATGTCGAGAATGCAGTCCAAGCAAATATATTGGCTTTAACCACAGACAACATTGAATGTTTTGGAGAAGCATTAAATATTGGAGCGGGAGGACAAACGAGCCTTTTGGAATTAATTAATGTATTGAAAAAAGAATTGAATGTAGATATTGAACCAATATTTGGTCCAAATCGATCGGGGGACATTCCGCACAGTAATGCAGATATTTCAAAAGCGCAAAATATGTTAGGATATGATCCTAAAATAAGTTTCGAAATGGGAATGAAAAAATATGTGAATTAAATCTTCACTGGTATAATTCATCTATATTTGTTCGATAAAATGATTTCCTTCATATCCGTACTATGTTGCCTTCCAATTTTAGTTTCTTTTACACCTTTTCTCATTTCAAACGCCGGTCATTGCTCTTCACGAGTATTGGTTCTATATCAGAACCAATGTTATATAAACCAAGCCCAATATAATTAGTATCTCCATACATTAAATCATAATATGTTTTCATAGGATTTTCATTCATTTTCATTTGGTTATTATCCGAACCCATTTTTTGTTTTAGTAATATAGCCTGCAATTTCCTTTTGAAAATCTTGTTCCTTTCTTTATTTAATTCATATAATTTGTTTTGTTCTGCGAATTCCTTTTTTACTGGCATAGTTGGAAATAGTTTATCTATTAGCTTATCCATTGTTATAATATAATATGAATAAATCTTTATACCATTTACAAAGACTTATAGCGGGCATTTGAAATGAGAAAAGGTGTAATAAGAGAGAATGCGTATTGTTTCGCTTACAACATATAATATATTCTAAAAGATTACATCCGTAATTGAAACTTACATCAAATTTTAATCACCAATTTGCGTTTCAATAAATTCCACCACCTCACCGCCCATATTTTCCATCCGATGAAGTGCCTTCGCGGAAATATATGTTCATTCGGATTCATCGCAACAAAAATCCGCAGCCACGTCGTGTGTTCCATCATCGCATCTATCTACACTGGTTGTAATTCCAATGTGTTGTATAACCGATGGGTTCGTAGTAATAATTTTGGTACCAAACTCCTTTACACTCTCAATTATATTACTATCCCATTTGTGACTCATTAAACATCGGCGTGTGCTTTTTATATACATCATTTTCGAGAAAAACATATGGCACCCGCCAATGCTATTTTTTAAAATATATTCCTCTCTTTTTTCGACAATCGAATGCCGTTTTGTTACTACATTAAACCCACTTAATAATATATCATCTTCTGGATGATCTTTTATACACGCATCATAACTTTTAAATAATGTTTTAATCCAGTTTTTATTATGTATAGTATCACTGTCTATTGTTGATAAAAAATCACAATAGTTATATAGTAAATCCATACCATATAGAATGCTATCAAACATATTTCCATGTTTATTTTTATAGATTTTAATTAAAGATACGTTATCTAAATGAAATTCTCGAACAAGGCGATTTACTTCAACGTGATCATCACTTACATCTTTTGTTAATGATTCATCCATAAATAATAATAAGCAATCGTCAAGTTTTGTGTGTTTTAATGAATTCAGGAACGGAATTACGTATTCCGCTCTACTATAAAAAGGGACAATGATACCTAATTTATATTTTCGTTGCTCGGTTAAATTACATTCAATTGTTCCATAATTGTGAGGAATGAATTGATGTAGTATATTTAAATTTAAACTACTTGGATTTTGAGGCATCCATAGTTCTAATTGTATATCAAATTTATTGTTATAAAATAACCGGGCATTTCGGCTATGTTTTATTTCATTCTCGTTTTTTATTAAACGAATTTCATAATGATTACCCATATTTGTTTTCCGAATGAATGTATTTGTTATTTCGAACAGATTTCGTGTTTCATATCGGATTCGACTTGTGCCAAATGGCTTTATATAAAATGTGTTACTCAATTCTAATTCTGAAGTAAAACAAAATAGTAGATTATTGTGATCCAATGTATATTCGGTGATTGTTATATGAGAATTTTTTTCCATTTATATATCATTATAAAATATATACTATAATGAAGATTTTTGCGATTGGCTCGTGTAGAACCTGTAATTGTTTTAAATCTGGAGAGTATCCAACCGATTATATGCACACAACAAAGGAAATATTACAATTATTTGATTTAGTTCGCAATCCAAATATTGAATATAAAGATATGTATCGAGTTATAAATCGTAGTTTTACCAATTCAAACAGAATTATTTCCGAAATAAATAGAATAAAAAATAAACTACTAACCGCGGATATTATTATTTTAGAAATTTCTTCAATAAAGACTGCGTATTATAGTGCGGACAATTTATATTTCAATATTGATTTATATAATCGTGTAATTGAGAAATCGGAAAATGTTAGAAATAACCAACAATCACTTGTAAAATTGTATGATCAATCTGAAAATATTCAAGCAAATACAAAAATCGATCCGCAAACTGAATCTCAATTAAAAGAAGACTTGGATCAAATATATATGTATTTGGTATGCGAGTTAAATAAGAAAATTGTATTGATACCACATATAAACGCAACTATTGTTAAAAATAATATACATTGTAAAATACCCAGTCGAGAAATGTTATGTAAGGTTCTAAGTGATTTTTCGTCAAACGAACATATTCGCTATTTTAATCCCATGGATTATTTAGATGATGATTATTCTAAAATATTTGATAATGGTAACAATGGCCATTATTCCAAATCAAGTGCAGAAATAATAAAACATAATTTACATACGTTTATTGCGGCAATTCTATAATGTTTTATATCTTTATTTATTATAATGGAAGATATACAAATTAATAATAATGTTCAACTTGATGCACTTCACGACGGATTTACGTGGATACATGGTAATTCAACAGAAGATATAAATTTAACTATATTTTTAATTACCATTTGTTCGGAACAATTGCAACATTCATTGCAGTCAATAAATGAATTAGAACTCACACATAATGTGTATGTGAGTGTGATAATGAATGTAAGCCCAACAAATAAGGCCTATAATGAAATGCGATTGCGCTGTAAGACCGATTATTTTATTCAAAATGATGAAGATATGGAGATTTATCCAAATTCATTAAATATATTTTATGATTATATTAATCAATTAACCACAAATATTTATTTACATACATTTAAGTTGATTGATACATGTTTAGGTACCGGAAATCCCCCAATAATCGATTGTTTAAAATTATACAATAATACTATTATGAGTCAATATTCGACGTATATGAATGGTGAAGAACCCATATCAAGTGTAGACCAGCTGTGGCATTTACAATTATCCAAAACGGGCTACACGAGTATTGATACAAAGTGTATCATAGGCTTTCACGGAAAGCATAGAACACCGTTTGATTTAATGATTCGCCATTGTAAAATCATATCCTCTATTATGGATCCGCGAATCAAAACGAATAGTGGCCATTTATGCAAATTATTGCGTTCATTATGTATTGAAAATGCAAAAATTTTACCATATTTTCATATAGCTATAAATCATTTTTCGACATTTACTACCGTTGATGTAGTAAAACTAAACCAGGTCTTACATCATGTAAATGGGTACGTTAGCACATCACATTTAAGATCATACAATATCCACGATCGTTATATTATACCGAAATTTGATAATATTATATTCGATTATGATGATTTTTTTTCCTTATTTGAGATGAATAATATTGATAGCGAACAGTTTTTTTGTATTATTGGAATACTATGTATTGCTACAGATAATTATGCATATTCTAAAGATAAATATCCATATGATATTTATCAGTATTTCTATGATATTTTAAATAACAAAAAGGAGTTATTAGTACTTGATAATGTAGATGTGAAACCGGATTGCAACAAAACACGGGTTTTTGTTCGATCAGATATAACTCATATTGTGTATGATATTAAACACAAACATTATTTTGTTAATAATAAATACAATGTATAATATATAATGTATAATATATATATATATTATATATTATACAATGTATAATATATAATATATTATGGCTCTCAGTTGTTATTGCGGTCAAACGTTTAGAAAAATTAATTCACTAAACTCGCACAAAGAACAGTGCAATTCATTATCGCCCGTTGAACAAGATGAATTTATAAAGCAATATGTTAAATATTCATTTGATGATATTGAATACGTCAATAATATACCCAAAGTTGTTTTTGTATGTTGGTTTGGCGTTACCGGCAATGAATTTCCACATATGTCTGTAAATCGATTTAATGCATTTCGCAGTTTAGTAACTAATATTCATGTGCCTGTAATTCTAATAACACAATCTAATTTTTCTTCGTTTTTAAAATCGGAATATCCTTTACACAAATCGTTTGAATATTTATCTGGTGTGCATAAGTCAGATTATATGCGTTGTTATTTATTACTTCACTACGGAGGGGGGTATCATGATATTAAATATAGGAATGAAAGTTGGGAGCAATGTTGGAATACGGATGATTGGCTGCACGATGATAATATATGGATGTATGGAAGGAAAGAAAAAAATGTAGGTGCAATTGGACATCCGCCTAGTATGGAACATATAAAAAAAAAATATAAAAAATTAGCTACGATGGGTTGGATTATATGCAAACCCAATACACCTTATATGCGAGAATTAAATAATAATATAAATGAAATATTAACGTTACAATATGATATGTTGCAAAAATATCCGGCTAAAAATCCAGGAGGATATTATGCGAATATTTATACACTAAACTCTCGTTAAAATACTCTTATATCCACATACATATATATCAAATAGATGTGGATACTTTTCAAAAATCATAAATAATAACTTATCGTCGT